ATCCACAACAACGATGTTTGCATCCGGCTCGTGAGTCCAAATATCCGCTATCAACGGGCGCGTGTAGCGTTCCCAGTCGTCAATGCCAACGATAATCACGCTAAGCATCCCGCGCCTCCATGAGGTCTTGATTGTTCGCCGCCCACTTTTGCCACGTCGCGCCGTCAATAATGGCGGGGGTGATATGAGGACTTGTCACGGTAACATCCACCCACATCTTGATTCCGTGCTGTACACACAGTTTGTTGAACCCAATGTCTTCACCAGGCCACGCGTCACGCCACGCTTGCGAGTAATCATTCACGAACCAGGGGGGCGGGATGGTCTCTAATACTTCACGCGCTATGAGGATGCTACCCGTCCCCAGCCGGTCAACTTCCAGAATCTCGTCTTCCTTGTCCCACGCGATCGTGTACATCGAGCCGTCCGAGCCGATCTTGTACGCGCACGGGTCATAAGGCTCTGACCGCCTAAAATTCAATCCGCCCACGACTTGATACTTCTTCGGGTCTTTCAATACCCACCGCGCCAGCCGTTGAATAATGTCAGTCGGGTGAACGTGGTCAATGTCAAGCATCAACAAATGCGTGAAGTCTGTTTTCAGCAACTCCATGCTTGCCCGGTTGCGCGCCAGGTCAGTTCGCATATACGGCATATTCAGGATGACCGGCCCCTGCGCGGCGATCTGCACAATAGATGGGAATACCAGGTCGGCGTAACTGATCGTGCGCTCCAGGAGGAACGCAACCAGTATTCGGGGGAACGCCCAACTCATAATCGGGTACTGCTCTAATACGTTCTTTTTCTCGACCATCTTCTCCTTAGGTGATTACCGTCTGAATTTTTATATCTCTCACGGTGTACCTGAATCCAACCGTGTCAATCCCTGCATAGTTCATGGCGATAAGCCCGGTGCTCGTAATGTTGCCAAACGTCGATACCGTGTTATTGAGTTTCGTGTCGAGCAGGTCATCAAACAGTTTTATTGGAATGTCATCGTAGAGCGCCACGATCCTTTTATGCGCCTGCGGGAGGGTGTTTCTAGGCGTATGGATTTCGATGACCACGTTATACAGTGCGGTCATGTAGCCGGATGGAAGTCCAGAGATGAACTCCGATTCGCCAGGGTACATCACGACCCAATTCTCTACCGTCGGCAGGGCTTCCGGCAGGTACTGGTCAGCGCCCTTGATTCCGGTGATGCCCTCAATGACTGTCTGCATTCTCGCGATTGCGTCTTGTATCGCCATTACACCCGCCTCACGTATGGAGAAAGTAGCATCTTAACGTCCGGGTCAAGGTCGGGGATTGTCATGCCCTGTTGCATATCCCCACCAGCGACCACGCCAAACGGCGCGTCTTTCCTCTTGAACAGCCGGATGCTTTGAATCTTGCACGCCTCACTCACCGGCTTCGGGGTGACCGCGCTGAATCCAAACGAGCCGACGATCTGCACCGCGCGTTTCACGCCAAGAGGGAAGCTGTGACTGCCATACCCGCTTGCTTCGATCCACGTGTAGGGGCGTCCATTCTCCCCCGCGTTGAACGGCATGAGGTGGTAATCAGATGCGCTCCATGTCGTTTCAAACGTGCCGTCGTTGTCATCGTCGGTCTTGAGGCTGGCCACGCTGATTATGTCATCGGTGTAAATCGCGTCAATGGAAATCGGAGCGTAGTATCTGGTATCAGTCTCCGCGTAGAACCTGCGCCCGGTGTGGTTGTCGATCAACCGGCTGACGCTCTCAATGGTCGATTCCAGATAGAAGTCGTCATCTCTTTCGTCAAGCGGTATGCCGAGCGCGGTCTTGACTGTTACGAGCGTTGTATAGCCGTTTGATATGGTCATTTATTTCACCTTGATACCCTTCGCGTGCACTGGCTTTTCCACGACCTTGACGGCTGGTTTCAAGAGTTCGGCATATCCACCGCGTAGGAAGTTATCCAGCGCGTCAGGGTCTGTCAGTTCAACCTCTTGACCTTCCTTGAATCGGATTGACTTGCCGTCCACCAGTCCGTTGAAGTTCTGCAAAATTCGTATCTTCATGATTATCCTTTGCCCCGGCAGTCACCCACCGGGGCTTTGATTCGATTAGGTTCTGACGTACTCGCCCGCAAAAGTGGCGATATTCGGGTCAGCTGCTACGCCGTTCCTCCCGTACAGCAGCGCTACCGCTCCGTGAAGGACTGCGGCGGTGCCACAAGTTCCGTATAACTTCAAATGGGGTTTGTCGGAGTTGATCGGCACGTCGAGGATATACACCTTCGACGCTCCGGTTGTTCCGAAGTCTGTCAACGCGGCAGTGGTCGCTTTTTGGGTATAAACACCGCCGGATGTCGCGCTCTCGGTCACGGAGCAGGACACGCCAGCGCCAGCACCCATTGCCCCGGTGATGAACAGGAACGCGCAACGGTTATACCCGTTTCCGTCAACGGCAGTCGCGGCAATCGCGGCGCCTGACTTGCTCACCGGGACCACCGCCATTGCTGGCTTTACATAGGCGAATAATTCTTCCATATCGTCGATCCTTTCGGGGAGGGTTGCCCCTCCCCATATCTGCCTAACCGTTAGGCAGAGGCCATTGAGCCGATTGCGAATGCTTCGGACTGCAACACGACTCCACCATGCCGGAACACAGCCAGCAAGCCAACCTGGCGGTTACCAGCGTACAACTCATTCAAGCGCCGGATGGTCAAGCCCTTGCGTTCCACAAGCGCGTACATGCTCCA